TTTAATGAAAAGAAAACTTGACAAACAATATAAAAAATCAGACCTTGCAAATTTTGATAAATCAGGAATTGACACAACTGGAAAAACGCCTGATGAGATTGGACAAATGAAGTCAGATTATTATCATAGCCATATGGACAAGGCAGATAAAGCAAAAAAAGCCAAAAACCGTTTATCAAGAGAAGAAATTGCACTAGAGCAAGGCTTTGAAGAAATGATGGGCCAGTTTGGTGAAGGTGCTATGAGTGATATGCACCAAGATGCACAAGAAATGAGCAAAGAAGAATTTGTTGCAAAGTACGGTAAGTCTGCAGGCAACGACTGGGAAAATGTACAAAAGGATATGGAAACTGAAGCTGAACAACGTACAGACGAATTTCTTCCAGCATTAGCTATTCCTGCATTGATAACCGCAGCAAGAGTAGCAGCACCAAAGCTTGCACAAATAGGTGCGAAGATACTTTCTAAAGGAGCGCAAGGCGCTGCTACTGGTGCTAGAGTAGTTGGTAAGACAGCTCTTAAAAACCCAGGAACTACAGCAGCAGTAGGCGGTGGAGCATATGTTGGTAAAAAAGCAGGCGATGCTATTGATGCAGTAGGCGACATGGCGGACGGCCTTGCAACTTCAGCAGGAGATATACTTGCAAAAGCCGAAGGCGGAATTGAAGCAATTCAAGGCGAGATTTCAGCATTTTTAGGAGGCGGTGCAGTTAAACAAGTTGCAGCAATGGCAGCAAAATATGCACTACCTGCACTAGCAGTAGTTGCATTATTATATGGTGGCAAAAAAGTAATTGATATGCTCAGAAGTAAAGACGATGGCGAAATGCAAACTGCCTCTATAGAAGAAGTAGCAGGACCAGATAAGTGCTGGCCTGGACATAGAAAAGTCGGTACACAAGCAGGCACTGGTAAAAACAAAGGCAAACGTGTAAACAAATGTAAGAAGATTGAGTCAGAAGAAGAAGTACAAGAAGCATATATTGACACAAGTAAAGATGCTATAGAAGTATTAGGCGCACTACGTGGCAAAGGAAAAGCAATTGAACGTGGACAAGATGACGATCAAGGCAACTTAGCAAATCAGTACGTAAGTGATGTATGGGATGTGTATTCATTTATTGAAGCAAGAACAAATGGATTTAGCGGACTAGACAAAGGTGCCAAAGCTGCAATTGACGCAATGATGAAACTACGTGGTGAAGCAAAGAAACTAGAAACTCAGCCAGGATCAGGTAAAAATGCTCGCTTTGGTAATCAAATTGTAACTGCATTGTATCCTGTAATGGAATATCTATATACAACAGATTTTGACAGAAACAAAAAAGAAGACGACACTGATGAAGGCAACGCATACGCACACGCTGTAAAGAAAGCCAAAATGAATGGCAAGAAAAAAGGCGATAAAATTGACGGACCAGACGGTGATGAGATTACACTTGAAAAGGACGAAAAGACACCATTAGGCGAATTTATACTATCATACTATGACAGAGAGTCAGGCGAATTTCCAAAAGGCGAAACAGCAGTATTAACAATGGTAGAAAAAGATTACGGCGAGCAGTTCATAGAACCTGCTAAGGCGTTTATTGAGCAAGTTCAAGCCTTGTTCGACGAGTACCAAATGGATACACAACCGCAACAAATGGGAGTTGAGTCAGGGCTTGAACGTATGAAAGAGTTAGCAGGAGTAAGATAATGTCATATACACTTATGGATTTTACAAAAGATATACAAGAGATGCATGACGATAATATTGATACAGCATCGCAATTTCCGGCGCTTTATGAAAAGTTAAAGGATTCAGAATTACCATTGATTAAATGTGTACATATATACAACCGTATTATTCTTCCTGAATTTGCACTTTCAATGAGGCAAATAGCAAATAAGTGTGATGCGATCGGAAAAGATTATACAGCACTAAATTTAGCAGAAAGCTAAAAAAAATACAAAAAATACTTGACAAGATAAATATTAGAGTGTAGTATATAGTATGTGCTACACAAATTAGGCACTAAGAGCAATAATAATATTGTTCTAACATAGGCATACATTATAGGAGAAAAGGCACTATGGCATCATTAGCAGAAATCCGAGCGAAGCTCAAAGAACAAGAAGCCGGCGCAGGCGGCAACCGAGGACCACAAGGTCCAAACCCAATTTACCCATTTTGGAATATTAAAGAAGGCGAATCAGCAACGATGCGTTTCCTTCCTGACGGCAACCCCAATGCAGATTTTTTCTGGGCAGAACGTTTGATGATTAAACTTCCATTTAGTGGAGTAAAAGGTGACACATCGAGTCGACCAGTACAAGTACAAATTCCATGCATGGAAATGTATGGCGAAACATGTAATATTCTTAACGAAGTGCGTGGATGGTTTAAAGATGCATCACTTGAAGATATGGGTCGCAAATATTGGAAAAAGCGTTCATACGTATTTCAAGGATTTGTTACAGATAATCCTTTAGCAGACGATGAAGCACCTGACAATCCAATTAGACGCTTTATTATTGGTCCACAAATTTTCCAGCTTATTAAGCAGGCACTTATGGATCCTGATATGGAAGAATTGCCAACAGATTATACTGCTGGTGTAGACTTCCGTCTTAATAAAACTTCAAAAGGCGGCTATGCTGATTATGGCACAAGTACATGGGCACGTAGAGAACGTCCATTATCCGACGACGAAATGAATGCAATCAATACACACGGATTGTTTGATTTGTCGGATTTCCTTCCTAAAAAGCCAGACGAGACTGCACAGAAAGTAATGCAAGAAATGTTTGAAGCGTCAGTAGACGGTGAAGCATATGATGCAGATCGTTGGAGCAACTATTTCCGTCCAAGTGGTATGCAAGCACGGACTGGTGATCCAAACACAAAACCAAGTCCACAAGCAACTGCTGTAAGCCAAAGTGCTCCAGCACCGGAAGCAACACCAGCACCAGCACCAGAAGCGGCTCCTGTAGCAGAAGCAACACCAGCACCAGAAGCAGCCCCTGCAGAAGGCGGTAATGCAAATGACATTCTTGCAATGATCAGAGCACGTCAAGGATAGTAACAATAATGGGGGAGCAATCCCCCATACGCTTTTAATCTAGGAGATATTATGGCTAATAAGGCATTTGATCCGACTAAGTTTCGGACATCATTAACAAAATCTATTTCAGGAATGAGTGCAGGATTTAACGATCCTACAGACTGGATTAGTACTGGCAACTATGCACTCAATTATCTTATCTCAGGAGACTTTAATAAAGGTGTTCCGATGGGTAAGGTAACTGTTTTTGCAGGAGAGTCTGGCGCAGGCAAATCATATATCTGTGCAGGCAATATTGTAAAAGCAGCACAAGATCAAGATATCTTTGTAGTACTAATTGACTCAGAGAACGCACTTGACGAATCGTGGCTACATGCACTAGATGTAGATACATCAGAAGAAAAACTACTTAAACTTAACATGTCAATGATTGATGACGTTGCTAAAACTATTAGTACGTTTATGACGGACTACAAAGCAATGAACGAAGAAGAACGCCCTAAAGTATTGTTTGTTATTGATAGTTTAGGTATGTTGCTAACACCTACAGATGTTGATCAATTTAACAAGGGTGATATGAAAGGTGATATGGGTCGTAAGCCTAAGGCATTGACTTCACTTGTTCGTAACACAGTTAACATGATTGGTTCACATAACGTAGGCTTAGTATGTACTAACCACACATACGCATCACAGGATATGTTTGATCCAGATGACAAGATCAGTGGTGGACAAGGCTTCATCTATGCATCAAGTATTGTTGTAGCAATGAAGAAACTAAAACTAAAAGAAGACGAAGACGGTAACAAGATTAGTCAAGTTATGGGTATCCGTGCTGGCTGTAAAGTTATGAAAACTCGTTATGCAAAACCGTTTGAAGGTGTACAAGTAAAGATTCCATACGAAACTGGTATGAATCCTTATAGTGGTCTAGTTGAATTGTTTGAAGCCAAAGATTTATTAGTTAAGCAAGGCAACAGACTAAAATATGTTGATTTAGACGGCAACGAACATCTTGATTACCGTAAGCAGTGGCTCGGTCCTAAACTTGATCTTCTTATGTCAGAATACTTAATTAAAGAAACTCAATTGGTAAATAACGACAAGACAGCCGTTGATGAAGAAGAGGCACTTGACTTACAACCAATTGAGGACTAAGGTTTAATGGATACAGAACAAATATGTGATATTTGGACAATGTTTAAAGAGTATACTGACAAAAAACAAATAGAAGTAGTTGCAGAAAGATTTGTTGATCTGCTTGCTGATTATGGTACATCAGATGAAACATTGAAAGAATGTATAGGACATGACTACGCACTAGACGAAGCAGTCGGTTACTACTTTGATGACGGTGACGAGGAAGAAGACTTTGATGATTGGGATGAGTAATTAATGGGTTGGTATTCAGAAATATCACGCGATATTTCAAAAATTCCAGATGCAGTAGCATATTTTGAAACAGAACTAGTACAAGCAAAAGCTGAATGCAAACTTGTAGGTAATGTTGAAAAGTCGGCTGCAATGATGCCTGGAATTGTTGAACAGCGTTTTAATCAACTTCAAGAATTAGAAGCAATTCTAAATTACTTAAATATTGAGCTACGTAGGTTACGTAGCTCATTTTTTAAAAAATATCTTGAAAATTACCAACGAGCATTATCTAGCCGCGACGTAGAAAAATATGTAGACGGCGAAGCAGATGTTGTTGATTACGAAAAAATTATAAATGAGTTTGCATTAATACGTAATAAATGGTTAGGTGTGCTCAAAGCACTTGATCAGAAGCAATGGCAAATTACAAACGTTGTAAAACTTAGAGTAGCAGGCATGGAAGATGCTACGTTATAATGTCATATATAGACATACATCATAAGAAATTATTTCGACTATTCTATAATAAAAGAATTGCTGTTATTGGTAATGCACGTTCATTATATAACAGTACTAATTCTCCAGGAGGCTACGGTAATCTTATAGACAAAAATGATATTGTTGTAAGATTTAACTTAGGCATAGATCATAAAAATACCATTACACATGGATCAAAAACTAATTGGGTAGTATACAATAACGATTACTGGGCAAAATCTGTAGATTTATTTGACTACAAAGAAAATGTAAATTGGATGCAGATTTATTTAAATGAGCAGAGTAGTATAGATCAACCTGTATATACTATTCCTAATTTTGTTCTACAAAGATTATTTGATTTAGGTAAATTTAATGAAAATGCAATTCCTTCTATTGGTCTTGCATTTATATGGTTTCTTACATACGTTAGCCCAAAACAAGTAAATATATTTGGTTTTGATTTTAAACAAACTCACACATTTTATAATTATGTTAGAAAACGTAAAAAAGACGAACGTAAAAAAGGACATGATTGGAATAAGGAAGAAAAGTTTTTCTTAGAACAAATACTTCCAATGAGAAATAATTTTAACTATTATCAATCGTGATAATTATAATAAAGGAGCAAGTTATATGGCAGAAGTAGTATTAGATGATACTCAACCACATTTAGGTGGTAATAATGTAGAATTAAACAGACACACGTTTGCTCCCGAAGCGTGGACATATATAATAAAAAAATATAACATTGGCTCTGTACTAGACGTAGGCAGTGGATACGGCCATCACTCAAAATGGTTTGCTGAACAAGGATTAACTTCTATTGCTATTGAGGGTTTACAAAAGAATGTTGACAATGCAGTATATCCAACAACCAAAGTTGACCTTACAGAAAGTAGTTATACTACAGAAGTAGATATGGTGAATTGTATCGAAGTAGTAGAACACGTAAGTGAAGAATATATTGATAACTTATTACAAACATTAACTTGCGGCAAGTATATTTTTATGACACACGGCGTTCCTGGACAACGTGGGCATCATCATGTAAACTGTCAGTGGCAGGACTATTGGATTAATCATTTAGCAGATTATGGCTTTACATGGATAGAAGAAGATTCAAAACAAATAAGAAACTTATGCACTGGCACAAAAAAGAATAATGAAAACGGTAAACATATTAACGAAAGTGGTTTGTTTTTTATAAGAAAGGAATAACGTAATGGGTTACAGGACATCGTATCTACGTTGGATCAATGAACATATTAGTCAAGTTTACAGTTCAGTAAATGGATTAAAAATGTTAGAGCTCGGAAATCAAGTTATTAGACCAGATAAAAAAATATCCGAAACTACAGGAAAGGCATATTTTACAAGATTAGGATATGAACACACTTCAATAGACTTAAATGGACTAGACGGAGCATTAGTTAAAGACCTATCAAAATTACAAGACTTTTCTGAATACAAAGAATGTTTTGATGTAATAACTAACGCAGGAACTATAGAACATGTAGAACCATATGAAGCACAACATACTGCTTTCTTAAATGTACATAATAGCTTAAAAATTGGTGGAGTAGCAATACATATTGGACCAGACGTTGAATTTACAAAACGCGGACATTGCCAGTATTATTACGATTTGCCATTCTGGCACAACATAACAGAGAATTCAGATTATCAATTTCTAGGAACAACAGAACTATCTCGTTGGCGTTTATATGCTGTTAAGAAGACAGGTAATGGCTTTATAGATGCAGATAAATTGCATTCTAAGATCCATGTTTTACCAGGACCTATAGGCGGCATGTATATTGATGGTAAACATAAAAAAGATAAAAACAGATTGAAAAATTAGCATGTGTGGATTTGCAGCTACTAATTATACTAACCCAACGATATCAAATGAAAAGTGTAAGCCCCGCGGCCCCGATCTAACCACAGTAGAACAGTGCGAAGAAGGCGTTTGGTATCTGCATAACTTGTTACATATTACAGGCGAAATAACTCCTCAACCTATTAAGAAACATAATGTTGTTGCTGTTTTTAACGGCGAAATATATAACTACAAAGAATTTGGAAACTATTCAAGCGACGGCGAATGTATTGTAGATTTATATAATACATATGGAGAAAAATTTTGTCATATGTTAGATGGCGAATATGCAATCTTTTTAATAGACTATAAACTACGTAAATTAATCATTAGCACAGATACTTTTGCATGCAAACCTCTTTGGTATGAATTTAAGGGAGATAAGTTTTGTGTAGCATCTTACAACAGTCAACTACAAGGACTGGGATTTACAAACGGTAAAAAATTATATGCAAACAAAACACAAGTATATAACTTTGATACATTAGAAATATTAAGACAATACAATAATTTTAATTTTGATATCACACAAAAAAATAATAGTTTTGATAATTGGTGCGAAGCATTTAGTAATAGTATAAAGAAGCGTACACGAAATACTACACACGGAATGTTCTTAGGACTTAGTAGCGGATTCGATAGCGGTGCTATTGCTTGCGAATTACATAAGCAAGGTATTGTAGCTACGGGCTATAGTATTGTTAACAATGAAAATCCAGACGTAATGAAGGCACGTTTTGACATACTACCAAGTACAGAAAGTATAACACTAAGTATTGCAGACTTTAATAAACGCAAAGAAGAACTTGTTCAATGTGAAGATTTTATATATGACGATGGACATAGAAACTACAATATAAAGAGCGATCAGGCAGTACAAGGTTTGGCAACTATATGCAAAAGAGCTAACGCAAATAATCAAAGAATATATTTTAGCGGACAAGGCGCTGATGAAATTATTAGTGACTACGGATTTAACGGAAAACGTATATACAAGCATAGTCAGTTCGGCGGCAAGTTTCCTGATACATTAGAAGGCTTTTGGCCGTGGCATAGTTTTTGGGACGGAACACAGGTACAGTATCTTAATAAAGAAGAATACATTGCAGGACACTATGGAATTGAAACACGTTATCCCTTTTTAGATAGACAGTTAGTACAAGAATTTTTATGGTTAACTTCTAAATTAAAAAACAGCAAATATAAAAGTTGCCTTGCAGAATATCTAATACGTAATAATTTTCCTTTTGAACAAGAAAAACGAGGATTTAATGTTGTTGTTAAAGGTAAGAAAGTAAAACAAGTATTATGATTAAAGTAATTACAGCAGCCGATAAGAATTTTAAAGATATGGTAGATGTAGCATATCGTTCTGCAAAAACATTAGGATATGAAACTACTGTCTACGATTTAGGTGGCTTAGGTTACGGAACACCATTCCAAGGAAAGGTTAGTGATAGTATAGGAGCTAAAATACCTTGTAAGCCCGCAATGATACTAGATGCATTAACTAAAGCTAACGACAACGATACAATTGTATGGATTGATGCTGATGCAATAATGTGGAGTCGTATAGACGAAATATTAGACGATGATTGGGACTTTGGTGTAACTATGCGTAAACCTAAGTCAAACGAAAGAGATGATCCAATTAATGCAGGAATAGTATTTGTTAAAAAGACGCCTGCAAGTATTGCCTTTATGAATACTTGGATTAATAATGTAAGTACTGGCATTAGTGATCAAAAAGAGTTGAATAAACTTTTTGCTTTAAATAATGTTGATTATTTGCGTAAAAGAAAATTACATAATATGACTGTTAAAATTTTTCCATGTACAATCTATAATAATTTTTATTTTAAACAGCCACAAAAGAATGCAAAAATTACACATTACAAATCTAAATTACGTTACATGTGGCCTAAGAGAACTGTAACTAAAGTTCCTAAGTCGTATAGTTTAGAAGAAAGACTATCAGTTGCCGAACCACGTTTTTAAATTTATAGTATACTACTAGATAAGTATTTTTATGCAAAATGTAGTATTAGTAACAGGTGGCTTTGATCCACTACACAGCGGACATATTGAATATTTTAAAGCAGCAAAACAACTAGGTACAAAGTTAATTGTTGGTGTAAATAGCGATGATTGGTTAACACGCAAGAAGGGTAGACCGTTTATGCCTTTCGAAGAACGTTGTGCAATTATTAAAGAATTAAAAGTTGTAGATCAAGTTATAGGATTTAATGATGCTGACGATAGTGCATGTCAGGCAATATTTCAAACACTAAGTACACACAGTAGCGGAACAAAACTTATCTTTGCTAATGGCGGAGATCGCACTAACACAACTACGCCTGAATATGCAACATACGGTAACATGCCTTATGTAGATTTTGCGTTTGGGATAGGTGGCGAGAATAAAGCTAATAGCAGTAGTTGGATACTTGATGAATGGAAAACACAAAAAACTGAGCGCGACTGGGGCTACTGGCGTGTGTTAGATCATAAGCCTGAGCAAGGGTATAAAGTAAAAGAACTTGTAATCTATCCAGGCAAAAGTCTAAGTGATCAAAAACATTTTAAAAGATCAGAACAATGGATGATACTAGAAGGTGTTGTAGATATGACAACAGAATGGCATGGCAAGGTAGATACTGTACAATTACAACCACACGGAATGCCGTACGAAATTGGAATTGAAGTTTGGCACAAGCCAAGCAATTCTGGAACAGAAAACGCACACATACTAGAAATACAATGGGGTAGTGAGTGCATAGAAGAAGACATAGAAAGAAGAAACCAATGAAAGTATTCGTAGGATATGACCCAAGAGAAGACATTGCTTATCAAGTTTGTAAGCACAGTATTATTGCTAGGAGCAAGGATGCAGAAGTATATCCCTTAAAGCAAAAAGAGCTGCGAGATGCAGGCTGGTATACTAGACCTACAGATAAACTTGCAAGTACTGAATTTACATTTACACGTTTTTTAGTGCCAGAGCTTGCTAACTTCAAAGGATGGGCAGTGTTTATGGATTGCGATATGATCCTTACCACAGACATTAAAGAACTGTTTGATCAAGCAGACGACAAGTATGCTGTTATGTGTGTGCAACATGATTACACACCTAAGGAAGGCATGAAGATGGATGGACAAAAGCAAACTATCTATCCACGTAAGAACTGGTCAAGTGTGATGTTAATTAACTGTGCGCATCCTAGTAATGCAAGACTTACACAGGACATGGTAAATGATACAGAACTCAATGGTGCATACTTCCATAGATTTAGTTGGTTAAAAGATGAGGAAGTTGGGGAACTAGATCACACATGGAACTACTTAGTAGGTGTATATGACGACATCAAAAAACCAAAACTAATACACTACACAGAAGGCGGACCTTGGTTTGAAAACTATAGAGATTGTGACTTTCATGCAGAATGGAAAACAGAGTTATTTGACATGATGGAAAATGAGGTATAATATACATGGCTAAAGTAGCATCAATTGATAGCTCAGGCGGTAACAACTATGCAAAAAAAGGACATGATTACGATCCCTACTTGCGAAGTTTTATGATTGGTGTGGGCGGCGAAGAATCTAATTGGGAAACTGAAGAACAAACAGACAGTACCTTAATTATTAGAGGTCTTGGCGGAGGAAGTCAAAAAGCTATTAAACGATGCTGGAGTGAAGGTAGACCGTTCTATGCAATCGATACTGGTTACTTTGGAAATGGAAAGCATAAAACTTGGCACCGTATAACGTACAATGCATTACAAAATATGGAATCAATTATTTCGCGTGATAGCGATAGACTAGAATTACAGTTGCAAAAAACATGGAAAGAACTATGGACACCGTTTACTTCTGGTAGAAAAATACTTGTTTGCCCACCTAGTGATAAAGTAATGAATATGTTTAATCAAGGTACAGCAAAAGAATGGACAGAAAAATTAGTTGAACAATTAAAAACTAAAACTGATCGTCCAATTGAAATACGCATGAAGCCAATACGTAGCGAACGTATTAGTACTAAGAGTATAGAAGATGCTCTTAGAGATGATGTACATTGTTTAGTAACTTACAATAGTATTGCTGCTACAGAAGCATTAATGTGTGGTAAACCTGCTATTACTTTAGGTCCAAATGCTGCGCAACTTATATGCGAAACTGACTTAGATAATATAGAAAATCCTAAGATACCGACTAAAGAAGAAATGAGAAGCTTCCTTACACATTTGTCATATGCACAATTTACACAACATGAAATGGAAGATGGCACTGCTTGGAAAATACTTCAGGAAGGAAGACAATGACTATAAAGGTAGCTTCGTATTTAATGGGCATACCTCCAGGAAATACAAATCCTGAGAAGCCTCAAATTATTGTAAACTTTATTGAAGGTGTATGGGCTGCTGGAGACAAAGGAGAAATTGTTTGTGATTACAATCCTGTAGAATGTGATGTAGCTGTTGTACAAGGATTTGTTCATCCTGGTAGTAAAATAGCAAAACATTTAACATTACGAAAATCTGTATTTGAAAAACAAAATAGAGAAAATGGACGTAGTATGATTGTTGATGCGAACTTATTCTTAGCATACGATCATAATAATTCAAAAAAATATCTAAGATATAGTTACGATGGTGTGTTTCCTACTACAGGAGAATATTGCAATGATAATCCGGATCCTGCACGTTGGGAAAAAATTAGTAGAGACATAGGGTTTACTTTAAAACAGCATAAAAAAGGCGCAGGCAAATATATTTTAATATGTTGTCAGCGTAACGGAGGGTGGAGTATGGATGGCAAACATATTATGCCTTGGCTTGTAAAAAATATTCAGCTACTTAGAAAGTATACTGATAGACACATAATGGTACGCTTTCATCCAGGCGACAAGGATAAATTACAGCATATAAGAGCATTACAAAGATATAGACTGCCTGGAGTAACACCTAGTACATCAGAACACTTACTACAAGATATGCAACAGGCGTATGCTGTTATAAGCCATAACAGTAGTCCGGGAGTTGTTGCTGCTATAGAAGGTGTACCACTATTTGTAACTGATCCGGAGCGCAGTCAAGCTGCAATGGTATCTCAAAAAACTCTTGCTGAAATAGAAGATCCAAAAGAACTTGATAGAGAACTTTGGATACAACGCATGGCACAGATGCATTGGTCATTGGATGAATTAAAAGACGGAACAGCATGGAGGCATTTACGTAAATGGGCAATCAAGTAACAGTACTAACTACGTTTCATCAACCAGGACTAGAAACATACGGACAGCGATTCTTAGATAGTTTTGCAGAACGTGTTGACAATAGAATTAAACTGTTAGTGTATGCAGAAGACTGTACTCCTGTAAATCCTAACCCAGAGCAAATTACAATTTTAGATGCAAAAGAATCATTGCCTAAACTTGTAGCATTTAAAGAACGCTGGGGCAATGTACCTAAGGCAAATGGCAAGCCCCCGCCTGATATTGTTGCACGTAGACCACGCGATCATCACAAAGAATTTAAGTGGGATGCTGTACGCTTTGCTAATAAAACTTATGCTGTGTATGACGCTGTACAACGCTCTAAGGACTGGTGTGTGTGGATGGATGCCGATACCTTTGTACACAGTGATTGGACATACAAACAGTTTATGAGTTTGCTTCCTAACAATGCTTGGATCACATATGTTGGCAGAGGTAAAGGATCACAGACATGGCCAGAGTGCGGTTTCTACGGATTAAATTTAAATCATCCTGTGTGTCACGAGTTTTTAAAAGAATTTGAGCGCATGTACGAAGATGCAGACAATGGAATGTTCTTGTTGGAAGAATGGCACGATAGCTTTGTGTTTGGACATATACTTAATAATATGAAATCAGACTTTCCAACAGCACACGACTACAGTGAAAATATTTACGTGCAAACTGCTAAGACTGGCGGCGGAGGACATCCTCTAATTAACGGCCCGTTAGGACAATGGATTGATCATATGAAAGGCGGACGTAAAGACAAAGGAAAAAGTCTTCCTAAAGATTTAATGAACAACAGAACAGAAGCATATTGGAATGAAGTTTAGTTTATGGAAAGAATATGGCGCACTTAATAGTGGACCGGTGTTTGATGCTTTTGCAACTAGTCTGCTGGATGCTGGCCATAACGTTGTTTATAACGATAACACTGCCGACATTGATGTTATTTGGAGTGTTCTTTTCCATGGCCGCATGGCTCGAAACAAAGCTATCTGGGAAAACAAAAAGCCTACTATAGTCCTTGAAGTTGGAGGAATAAATAGAGGTGTAACTTGGAAAGTAGGGCTTAATGGAATTAATAGGGATGGTTTTTTTAGTCCCGGTGATTTTTGTGATAATCGTAGCAATGATCTTGGGCTATTTCTAAAACCTTGGCGCACTAACGGCGAATACATTTTAATTGCAGGACAACATGACAAAAGTCTGCAATGGCAAAATATGCCACCTATGAGCAATTGGTTCTTAAATACATATGACGAAATACGCAAACACACAGATCGTCCTATAATATTTAGACCACATCCACGCTGTAGACTAGAACATATAGAACGCGGACTTAGACACGTAACAAGACAGGAGCCCAAACATGTTAGCGGTACTTATGACGATTTTGACATGGGATTTAATAATATACATTGTACTATCAGTTATAGTAGCAACCCTGGCGTACATAGTGTTATCGAAGGCGTGCCAGCTTTTGTTAGCCCTAGTAGTCTTGCTTATGATGTAGGCAACGACATAGACTTCTTGCACGATATCGAACAACCACTAATGCCCGATAGGCAACAATGGTTAAATGATTATGCACATACAGAATATACAATTGAAGAAATATCACAAGGTTTACCTTTAAAAAACTTGACATCTGAGTTATTCTAAGTTATAATTAACGTATGATTAAAACTTTATTGAACATAGAAGATTGTCTTGAAGCCGCCTCGGGCCTTCATAACAATAATTTTATCACTATAGATAATAGTGACAAGACTATTATGCATAGTATTGCTAGACAAGTGTTCAAAGGTACTGCACTTACTGATAAACAGTTTGCATTAATGCAAGAGAAACTAGTAAAGTACAAAGATCAATTTGAAAATTTAGATTGTGATTTTGAATTTATTATTACTCAACTTAGACAGCCCTTGCGTCAAATTGATAGAAGCAAATATATAAAAGTAATTGATGATGAAATAAAAGTACGTTTTCCATTTAAAAAATCTTTAATTATTTGTGTCAATGCAATATCAAATCAGGCCACGTTCTACAGACACGATAAAGGATCACATTCACACTATTTTACTCTTAACGATCGTAATATAGATCTTGTACTTGGTCAATTTATTGATAAAAACTTTGATATAGATAAAAATTTAATATCTAGGTATAACGAAATACAAACAATTAAGAAAGACAAATTTTCTTATTTGCCATATTTTGACGGACATGATCTACATAACTGTCCAAAGAATATGATAACAAATTTAAAAAATGAAATAGGTGACATATCTTCTGATAACTTTTTAAAAGTTGCTGATAGAAGATTACGGCATAGTTATTTTATGAATCTACCGCAGCCTATTACACTAACGGATAATATAGCGTTTAGATCAAAAAAAATGTTTCATAGCTCTCCAAAGGATAATCCATTAGTTACTGTTTTATTAAGCTTATACGAACTTGATAAATTTCCGTTAATTATTCCAATTGAAGATAATAATGCCTTGGATCAACTATACCAAATTCAAACTGTATTAAGAGATATAGTGCCTGCCAATTTACAATCTGTATTGTTTAGGCAAGAAGGTAATACCGATTTTAATAATTATATAAAAGAAAAGAATTTAAACAATTGGGTTGACAAGAACACAAAAATAGTGTATATTAGTACAATGAAAGTTCCTAAAATTTTAATTTCTCATAATGAATGGAATCCCGTGGCTTCATTTAGTTTTACTAGTACTTTGTCAAAAGAAGTAAACACTTATATTGAACACTTTACAGATCTTGTTTTATTTCATGAAGAGATGATTAGTCCGTTTAGACTAAGAGGTTATTCGTATGGCAGGTAGTTGCAGACTGATTATTGAAGATGAGGTTAACATAAAATTAGAAGGATTAGATGTTGACGTACGAAGGAAGCTTGCGAATGCTCTCAAGTTTGAAGTGCCTTACGCAAGATACATGCCACAATATAAACTTGGTCGTTGGGACGGAAAGGTTGCTTTTTTTGGCATTGGCGGTACTGGCTACGTTAATCATCTTAATGTTGTTAGCGAAGTACTACAAAAAAATAATGTACAAATAGTTGACATTGAAGATAAGCGTCATCCGATTAAATTAGAATTTAAACCAGTTACAGAAACATACTGGAAAGATCAAGGCGTTGTATGGCCCAAGGGTCATCCAGCAGAAGGCGAAGATATTATTCTTCGTGATTATCAAGTTGAAGCAATCAACAACTTTATTGCTAATCCACAGAGTCTCCAGCAAATTGCTACAGGCGCAGGCAAAACAATTACAACAGCTACGTTATCACATCTCAGTGAACCTTACGGGCGTAGCATTGTAATTGTGCCTAATAAGTCCTTGGTTGAGCAAACAGAAGAAGACTATATTAACTGTGGATTAGACGTAGGGGTGTACTTCGGCGACAGAAAGCAACTAGGTAAGACTCACACTATTTGCACTTGGCAGAGTTTGAATATACTCGACAAGAAGCACAAGGACGGCGCGGCAGTACTTTCGCTCGCTGAGTTCTTAGAAGGTGTGAGCACTATTATTGTCGACGAAGTACACATGGCGAAAGCAGAAGTTCTTAAGAACTTGCTTACTCGCAACCTACGTAACGCTCCGATCCGATGGGGTCTAACTGGCACAGTGCCTAGAGAGAAGTTTGAATTTGAAAGTATTCATGCTAGTCTTGGTCCAGTTATAGGGCAAATTAGTGCAAAAGAATTACAAGATAAAGGTGTGTTATCAGAATGTCATGTTAATGTAGTACAATTAATTGACACAGTAGCGCATAGTAGTTATCAAGAAGAATTAAAATATTTAACATCTAATCAACTAAGATTAGAATACATAGGCAAGTTACTAACAACAATTAAAGATTCGGGGAATACACTTATACTTGTGGATAGAATTAGTGCAGGCGAAATGCTTGCAGAACTAATACCAGGAAGCACATTCGTAAACGGAAGTGTTAAAGTGAAGGATCGAAAAGAAACATACGACACAATCCGTGATAGCAATAATGAAGTTATTATTGCAACTTACGGAGTTGCTGCTGTGGGTCTTAACATTCCTCGTATTTTTAATCTTGTTCTTATTGAACCGGGCAAAAGTTTTGTTCGCGTTATTCAATCTATTGGTAGAGGCGTAAGAAAGGCAAAAGACAAAGACTTCGTGCAAATATGGGATCTTACATCAACATGTAAGTATGCGAAGCGACATCTAACTCAGCGTAAGAAATTTTACAAAGAAGCAGAGTATCCCTTTACTATTGAAAAAGTGGATT